GCTCGGAAGAAAATCTGCATGCTGACCGACGCTACCGAGTACGCGCAGTCGATCGTCGACGGCCGACGCCCGAGCGGAAAATGGATTTTCGCGGCGGCGAAAAAATTTCTCGCGGATCTCGAGCGCGAGGACGTTTACTTCGACGACGAGGAGGGCGCGCGCCTCGTGGCGTTCTTCCGCGGGCTCACGCTGATCGGCGACGCCAGCGACGAGGCCTTCGAGCTTCGCCCGTGGCAGCTGTGGGCGCTCGGCAACATCTGGTGCTGGCGCCGGCGCGACGACCACACGAGGCGGGTGTCGAACGCGATCCTGCAAGTCGGCCGTGGCAACGGCAAGACAACCCTGATGGCGGCCCTCTGCCTGTACGACCTGTGCAGCGGGCCCGGCCGGCGGGTGCACGTGATCGCTAACCGCGAGGAGCAGGCCATGATTTGCGTCGACACCGCAAAGACCATGGTCGGCCGCATGTCGAACACCGACGTGGAGACCCGTTTCAGCCACATCATGCGCAAGGACGCTGATTGCATATTCACGGCATTGCCGGCGAAGGCCTCGAGCCTCGACGGTCTCACGCCGAGCCTGTGGATCGCAGACGAGGCCGCGGAGTACAAGGGACGGTTTCTCAGCAAGCTCTCAAGCGCCATGGCAAAGAGGCGCGAGGCGCTTGGCGTCATCATCTCGACGCCGGCCGACAACCCCGACGGCATCTACGGCGAGAAGATCGCCCATTGTGAAGCCATCCTCAAGGGCGAAGTCGAGGACGACTCGACCGTCGCCATGCTCTTCGGCGTCGACGACGACGACCAGCTCGACGACGAAGAGGCGTGGTTAAAGGCAAATCCGGGCGCCGAGCACCACCAGCCGAGCGTGAAGAGCCTGCGGCGCACCTGGCAGAGCTCGCGGACGACGCCGATGGGGCGCGCCGAATTCGCCCGCTACCATTGCTGCCGGATGACCGAGGAGCAGGGCGGCTGGCTGGATATGTCGCTGTGGCCGGCGCCGACCGAGATCGACTGGGCGTCGCTGCGCGGGCGCGCGGCGTGGGTCGGCCTCGATCTATCGAAGTCGCTCGACCTGACGGCTCTCGTCGTGATCGTCCCGCTCGACGACGGCCGCGTCGCGCTGCGCGGTCACTACTGGTGGCCGTCGCACGCCGTCGCGCAGCGCGAGGTCGACTACAGGATGCCGATCCGCAACTGGGCGGCAAACGGGAAACTGACGCTGACGCCGGGCCGCGAAATCCACTACGGCGCCGTGCGCGAGACGCTGAAGCAGATCGCCGAGGAGTTCAATCTCCAATCCGTGGCCTTTGACCGTTGGGGATCAAAATACTTCGCCGAGGTCGTGCAGAACGAGGACGGCATCCCGCTCGAAGCCTATTCGCAAGGCATCTCGACCATGGGCCCTGGGTGCCAGCTGTGGCAGCAGTATTGGGTCGGCGGCAAGTTCGTGATCGCCGAAGACCCGATCATGCGGAACGCCTGCCGAACCGCGATCGCGCTGCGCGACACGAACGGCAACATCAAGGTCGACAAGCGGCGCGCGCAGTCGATCGTCGACCCGCTCGTGGCGGCGATCATGGGCCTGCATTGCTGGGGCGGCGAGGTCAGAAGCGTATACGAGGATATGTGATTCGGATCACACCCTGCTCCGCGCGCGCGCACACGATGCCGCCGTGCTCAAGGGCCTCGTCCAACGACTCTTTCCACCGAATTGGGTAGGACATTCCTACCCGATCTCGTGGCTTGCAAACGAAACGGTCGTCCCGACGCCGATCGTGAATCCGTTTCAGGCGCTGCGATACACGCCTGTCTACCGCGCGTGCACGCTGATCGCGTGCGACATCGCGCGCATCGAGAGCACGATCTCGGACGAATCCTGCAATTCGCTGTGGCAGAACCCGTCGACGTTCATGTCGGCGTACGAGTTCCGTCGCAGCCTGCTGATGAACGCGCTGATCTGGGGCAACGGCTTCGCGATCATCAACCGGACCGCGACGGGCGAGCTCGTCGAGTTCCTTCCCGTGCTCTCCGAGCAGATTCAGCTCGATCTCTCGACCGGGCGGCCGCGCTACAAGACTCCGCAGTACGGCGTCGTCGAGGCCGAGGACATGCTCCACATCCGCGCGCCAGGACTCTCCGGCATTTGGGGCGAGTCTCCCGTGAACATGTGCCGCACCAGCATGTCGCTGCTGTCGGCGCAGGAGACGATGGCGCTCAAGAACTTCGCGAACGCCGGAAACCCGAAGATCGCGATCGTGCACCCGGGCAAGCTTTCGCCCGAGGCCATGCAGCGCATCGAGCGCGACTACATGTCGCGCCACGCCGGCAGCGAGAACGCGGGCCGTCCGCTGGTGATGGCCGAAGGCGTGAAGGTAGAACGGATATCGAGCACGCTCGACGACACGGGCCTCGAGGCGGCGCGCCGCTACTCGGTCGGCGACGTGTCGCGCATATACGGCGTTCCGGCGTCCTACCTATCCGAGAACGTCGGCAGCGCGTACGGCAACATGGAGTGGCTATCACGCATGTACGTCGACTCGTGCTTGCGGCAATGGATGGGCGCGATCGAGGGCGAGGTCCTGCGCAAGCTCGCGTCACCAGGCGAAACGATGTCTTGGGACCTTGACGAGCTCATGCGCCCGGGAATCGCCGAGACGATGGCCGCGCTGCGCACCGCCGTCGAGGCTGGTTTCATGACGCGCAACGAGGCGCGCGAGGAGCTCGATCTCGAGCCGATCGACGGCCTCGACGATCCCGTGCTCGCGAAGAACGTCGGCACCGGCGGCGGGCAGACCAACATCGGAAACGACACCAGCGCGCAAGCGGGGAGCCCGAATGATTTCACGTCGTGACTTCACGAGCGCGCCGGCGATCGAGGGGCGCACCCTGACAGGCGTCGCAGCCGTCTACGGCCAGCCGTCGCGCACGATCCGCGAGGGCGGGCGCAGCTTCACCGAGCGCATCGCGCCGAACGCCTTCGGCGAGCTCGGCGACGTGAAGCTCTACTACAACCATGACCCGAGCATGCCGCTGGCGCGCTCTAGCAGCGGGACGCTCGTTCTCGACAACCGAGCCGACGGCCTGCATTACACGGCGACCCTTCCCGACACGACCCTTGGCAACGACGTGCGCGAGCTCATGACGCGCGGCGACCTGACGGGCGCCATGTCGTTCGGGTTCTACGTCACCCGCGACTCGTGGAACAAGCAGCGCACCGAGCGCACCGTGCAGGAGGCCAAGCTGATCGAGATCAGCCTCGTGCAAGATGCCGCATACCCACAGACCACATCGAGCCTGCGGAGCGTGTCCGCGGCCTTCGACGAAGCCGTCGCCGCACGGCTCGATCTCCACATTGCAAGGATTCAGAACCATGTCCGACATTGAGAAGCTCGAGAACATCACTCACCACTACCGCAAGTCCCTCGAGGCCTACGAGGCGCGCACCCGCAACAAGGGCAGCACCGTCGACCGCCTCGGCTCCGGCGAGGAGCGCGAGAAGTTCGCGAAGATGGACGCCGACATGACCGAGACCGAGGTCCGCATGCAGCAGGCCTTCGCCGAGGCCCGCGCCGCCGAGAAGAAGGCGAAGGAGCTCGAGGAGCGCATGGCGCGCCTCGAGAAGACCCCGAAGTTCGCCGCGAAGGTCGGCGAGGTCCGCTCGGAGGGTACCGACGAATACGCGACCCGCTGGCTGAAGGCCGTCGCCCGTGGCGACATCGCAGAGCTTCGCGCCGTCGGCAGCATGGCGACGGACTCCTCGGGCGTCGGCGTGCCGACCGACATGGAGCGCCGCATCGTCGAGAGGCTCTACCAGCAGAGCGTGATGCGTCAGCTCGGCGTCGTCAACAACGTCGACTCGAAGCGCACCATCACGATCGAATCGACCCTTCCGACGACCAGCATCGTCACAGAATCGCTGGCAGACGACTCGAGTCAGCAGACCGCGACGCGCACCTACGCGCAGTTCGGCTCGGCGATCAGCGTCGGATTCACCAAGTTCGTCACCCCGGTCCGCATGTCGCAGGAGTACATCGAGGACGCGATCGGAACTGGCGGCATCGGCAGCGGCCTCGACTACGTCGCCCGCAAGTGCGCGCAGTCGATGACGCTGGCGCATGAGCTCTACTTCACCCGTGGAAGCGGCAGCGGCCAGCCGCAGGGCATCGCGCTCAAGAGCCTGATCACGCAGACCGTCGAGATCGGCGCATCGACCGCCATTGGTGCATCGACCGACATCGACGGCGACGATGTGATCGACACCTACCACGCGTGCCCGGTCCAGTACCGCAACTCGCCGAAGTTCTCGTGGCTGGTGTCGGACGTGTTCCTCAAGTCGATCCGCAAGCTCAAGACCACCAACGGCGACTACATCTTCTCGCCGAACAACACGGGCGTCGGTCAGAACGTCGCCGGACTTCCCGGCATGATCTACGGCGCGCCGTACGCGGTGAACCTGTACATGCCGGCAACGGGAACCACAAACGGCAGCGGAACTGCGGGCGTGCTCGCCGACAAGGACGTGCACGCGGTGATCGGTGACTTCAGCTACTTCGAGATCTTCGACCGCACCGGCATCACCAGCCTGATCGATCCGTACTCCAACGCGATCAACGGGCAGACGACTCTCTACATGTACTCGCGCACCGATTCGCGCGTCATGCAGAAGGAAGCCTTCGCCGCGCTCGTGTCCTGAGCCTTTTCCATGCCTTCGGGCATGTTTTTGGACACCCTCGGGGGAAACCTCGAGGGGTCTTTTAGATGACGATCCCGCTCTCCGTGATCAAGTCGGCGCTGCGCGTCGACTTCGACGACGACGACACGCAGCTCGTGCGGCTGCGCGAGTCGGCGCTGTCGCTCATCGAGAAGCGCACGCAGCTGGCGCTCTCGCCGGCGACGCGCACGCTGTATCTGCCCGCGTGGACCGACACCCTGATTCCCGTGCATCCGTTTGTCTCGTTCACGGGGATCACCTACTACGACTCGCAGAACGCGCAGCAGACTCTCGCGTCGACGTCCTACTGGATCGACTGGGCGGACGGCCCGATGCCGATGCTGCGGTTCATCGACAAGCCGCAGTTCTACAAGGGGACGCAGCCGACGGTCACCTACGTCGCCGGCTATTCGACCTTGCCGAACGAGCTGATTCACGCCGCGATCGCGCTGATCGGCTACTGGTATCAGAACCCGAACGCAGCCGACACGATGTCGCTCTCGACGGCACCGATGTCGATGGAGTACATCCTCGAAGTCATCGGCTCGAGGAGCATGCTCCGATGACGAACCGCACATCGAGCGGCCGCTACTGGCGCGTGGCGCAGGTCCTGAAGGCGTCGACGTCGCAGGACGCGCTCGGCATGCGCGCGGACAACTGGGTCGACGGCAATACCTTCCGTTGCGAGCTGCGGAACCAGTCGACGACCGAGACCCCGTACGCGGACGGCGTCGTCGTCCGAAGGTCATTCGAAATCTACGCGCGCTACAAGAGCGTGAAGAACGCCGGCGTCAGCGAGGTCGACCGCATCGAAGTCGACGGCCGGCTGCTCCGCATCCAGTCGATCACGAATCTCGGCAACGACTTCATCGAGGCGCAGATCGTGGCCGAGGAGATCAACTAATGGCGTCCATCGAGCAGGCCATCCGCACGATGCTGACGGCGCGGATATCGAGCGGCGTCGCCGATGCGCAGATCACGCACGCCTACCGTTTGCAGGATTCTCCGCTTCCAGCGGTAACGTTCGAGGTCACCGGGCAAAAGCCCGTCGCCGTCAACGGCCTGAAGTCGGCGACCCTCGCGATCACGTGCATCGCGCTGTTCACCGTCGACGCGACGGACCTTGCCGACACCGTGAAGGCCGCCGTAATCAAGGGCACGTATTCGACCGTCGTGATCCGCGAGTTCGTGCTCGAGGAAACGACCGTGCAGCCCCCGATCTCGGGCCTCTCCGACGAGCAGGAACCCGCCAGCGTGATCATCAACTACACCGTCTACTGGGACTAAGCACATGGCCGTCTACAACACCAACGGATTCACCCTCTCGGTCGGCGGCACGGCCGTCGCCGGCATCATCGACGCGACCGTGACGCTCACCCTCGAGACGATCGAGGTCACCGAGGTCGGTGCGGTCGACCGCAAGCACGTCGGCGGCATCCGCAGCGCGAGCGCGTCGGGCAACATCTTCTACGACCAGGGCAACGCGCAGATCCTCGCGCTCGAGGCAGCCGTGATCAGCGGCGCGACCGTGGCCGTCGTGTTCACGCTGCACAGCGGCGCGACCTACACGGGCACCGCCTACGTCACGTCGTTCAACCCGACCATCGCGGTCAACGACGTCGTCAAGGCGTCGTTCAACCTCCAGTTCACCGGAGCCGTCACCGTTGGCTGACATCCGCGCCATGCTCGCGCTCGATCCTGTGCGCGTCGACGTCGACGGCGCCGTCGTGATGCTCTCGCGGCCGACGCTCGCCGACCTGATCGACGCGATCGAGGTCAACCGCACGCAGCCGGAGAACGGCAAGGCGTGGCAGCTCTCGCGGCACGCGCACGCCGAGGACGGCAGCAAGCTCTTTCCCGACATCGCGTCGGCGTGGGCGTGCCCGGCGCACATCGCCGCGCTGCTCACGGTCAAGATCGAGGCCCTCTACAACGAGGGCCGGGACTAGGACGGGACGCGCGCGCGCTGCTGGCGCACGTCCTGAGATCTCGAAGAGCAGCACCTTGGGAACGCTCGATTGTCGAGCTCGTGGTCGAGTTCGACATCGACGACATGCAGGACATCCGCAGGCGACTCGATGAGCTCAAACGACGCGCTAACCCTGAAGCTTGACCCCGCGAGCGCGCGCGCGCTGTCCGACGCGCTCGGCAAGCTTGCCGTCGAGATTCAGGACATGGTCTGCCGGAACGCGATCCGCAAGTTCAACAAGGACGTGATGGCAGCGACCGCGGCCGCCACGCCGACCGCAACCGGTGCCAGCCGGCTGGGCGTGACGCAGAAGGTCAAGATGTTCGACGGCATCGCGTGGGGCTCGGTCGGATTCAAGGCGAGCGGGCGCAAATCGCAGTCGGTCGAGGGTGGTCGCGCCAGACACCGCGACTACGACCAAGAGGGCGTCGGCTGGCGCACCCATTTCACCGAGCTCGGCTACCACAGCTGGCCGAAGGGCCGTAAGGCCCCGAAGGTCGGCCTAGGGCGTGGTTGGAAAAAAGGACAGCGACATCGCGGACAAGGTGGATATCACGCCGGCACGTTCGCGTCGATGCTCGCGCACCGCGCAATGGCGCCAAAACTGCTGGCATATCTCAACGCCGAACTTGCAAAGGTCCTCAAGTGAAGATTCCAACGCTCAACGTCGACGTCAAGGTCAACGCCAAGAACCTCAAGAGAGACGTGCAGAAGGCCGTCAGCGGCCTCGGCTCGTCGACGGGACTCTCGGGCGCCGTCGGCGGTACGGGCGCCTCTGTGGGCAACGCCATCGGCGGCACGGCCGCGCAGATGATGGGCATGGGCCCGATCATGTCCGGCATCATGGGAGGGCTCGGATCTCTCGGCGCGGCCGCGTTTCAAGCCGGCAAGCTCGTGATCGGATTCGCCTCTGGCGTGCTGGGCCAGTTCACCGATAGCGTGCGCAACGGTACCGCCGTCATGGACAAGTTCAGGCAGATGGAGGACACCCGCGCAAGCGGCATCAACATTGTTGCGGCCTCTAGGCTCGCGTCGCAGGCGAACAACGCCGAGGCGGCCTCTGGCATGACGACGGGATTCATGGACACGTTTCTCGGCGCCGGCATGAACGCGCAGGGCCAGCAAGGCGGCCTAATGGGATGGCTCACCGACTGGTCACGCTCGACGATGGAGGGCGTCAAGACCGTCGCAGCCGTCGGCGGCGGCCTCGCTGGCGGAAAGGGCTGGGACGACTCGTGGCGCGAAGCGGACATGGCAACCGCACGCAGCGCCGCCGGCGCGCAGGCATACGCGACGAAAGCCGAGCTCGCGCAGCAGGAACGCCAGCGCATGATGCTCGACAAGACGCTCCGTGAGATCACCACATGAGAACCGGCACGCTCTATACCGCGAACCGAATCAGCCTGGAGAAGGCGCAAGCCGACATATGGGGCGCGTCGCGCATCACCGAACGTTGGCACATTCAAAGCGTGACGCCGACGACGGCCGTCAACTTCGAGGACATCAACGCGATCTACAACGACCCCGTCGGCGGCGGTTTTTTGCTTCCGCGCGTCGGATTCCCGTACGTGCCGCCGACGGGAAGCGGCCTCACGTGGGAGGAATCCTGCCTTGTCCGGTCGATCGACTGGGCGAAAGCCGGGCTCGGGCTCGTCGCGACGATCACCTACACGACGCGGTATTTCGAGACGAAGGCGGGCACCGCGCGCGGACTTGCCGCCGACAAGGACAATCTCACCGACGCGACCACGCTCTCGAATCCGCAGCTTCTGCTCGGATGCATGATGATGCCGACGATCCGCACGCGCGCGATCAAGGCCTACCGAATCGACGGCTCGAGCGCGCTAACGGCGCCGGATCCCGCAGTCGACCGATCCGTTGCGGACATCGGAGGAATCCAAGTCGTCACCGAGATCGACGTCCGGCAGATCAACTACAAGCTGCGAATGTATATCGACGCCGATTCGATATCGACGCGGGACGTGGCGACGTTTGCCGGCGCCTACGTCGGCCATCGGAACTCGGACACGTTCTTCGGCAACGCTCCCAACACGATGATTTGCGACGGCGTCGCGATCAACCACCTAGAGGGCGAGTATTGGGAGCTCGTGATCGACTACCTGTATGATGAATACTCGTTCCATTCGCAGGAACCCGCGCTCGCGCCCGACGGCAAGCCTCTCGTGATCACGGGCAAATACTCCGACGTTCGCTGGGTCCGCGAAAAGCGTTCCGCGCTCGCGTTCAACGACATATGGCCCGTCGGAGACCTCGGCAAGTCGCTGAAGTTCCAGGCGTGGAAGGGCAGCTGGTACTGATGGCACGCGCCGCCGCGACATACCAGCGCGAGAAGGCGATCGACCGCGCCAGCCGGTTCCTCGAGACGCCGCAACCCGTGTTCGGCGTGCTCGGAAAGATCACCGCGATCTCGACGATCACCGGCACGACGTACCGCAACGAATACACGTGGTCCGAGGCGATCGTCGGCCCGGCGAGCGCCAACTACGTCTGCGCGCTGCGGCCGAGCGGGCAGGGGATCGTCGGCGAGAAGGCGATCTCGATCTCCGAACTCGGCAACACATCGACGACCGTTTCCGGCGGCGTGCTGCTCTCGAACCTACCCTCAGGATTCACACCGAAGCCTCTTCCGATCGGTACTCCCGTTTGGGTCGTTCCCAACCGCGCGAGCGACGGCACACTTGTGTGGATCATTCTCTCGCACCAAGCGATCGACGGGCAATGTCCGTCGACGATCGAGCCCGCCTAATGGCCGCAGAGCAATACGACCTCACGATCGAGCAGGGCGCGACCTACACGCTCGTGATCACCGTCACCAGCGTGAACCTCACGGGCTATACCGTGCGCACGCAGGGGCGAACATCGCACGCGGCGACGACCACCGTGTGGAGCTCGCCGACGAACTGCTCGCTCAACGTCGCAGCGGCGGCGACGAGCACGATCACGATGACGATCGCCGCGAGCGTGACCGCAGCCATGTCTGCGCCACAGGTCGGCGTGTGGGACCTGGAGTATGAAAGCGCCGCCGGCGTCGTGACGCGACTGCTCGAGGGTACGTTCACGGTCACACCTGAGGTCACCCGATGAGCATCGTCGTCACGCCACAGGTCACCCGCGTGACCGTCGCGCCCGGAGGCGGCACGGGCGTGGCGAAGCTCGACGACCTGTCGGACGTCAGGCTGACGAGCCTCGCGAACGGATACGTTCTTCGCTACGACGGCACCGAGTGGATCTCCGTCGCATCGAGCACGTTCCTCGCGGCGGCGAGCCACACGCACGCGCAGAGCGACATCACGGGCCTCTCGACGACGTTCGCGCTGATCTCGACGCAGATCACCGACATCAACGACGTGCTCGGCGGGCTTCCGCCGTTTGGAAACGCCGCGGAGCTCGACGCGAACCTGAGCGGCGACGCTGGTCCACTACAGGTCGTGCGCGGCAACGACACACGGCTTACGAACGCGCGCACGCCGGCGTCGCACACGCATCCAGCGACGGGAATCAGCGATTCCACGAGCGTGGGCCGCGCGCTGATGACGGCTGCGAACGAATCGACGGCGCGCTCGATCCTCCAGCTCGGCAGCGCCGCGCAGGCGCCGACGTCGTCGTTCGCGACGTCCGTGCACACGCACGCTGGCACCGACATCACGAGCGGCAAGGTCGGCGTCGCGTACCTTCCGACGGGCAACACGGGCTCCGACGTCTGCATCGGCAACGACTCGCGCCTGAGCGATTCCCGCGCGCCGAACGGATCGGCGAGCGGAGACCTGTATGGTTCCTACCCGTCGCCGAACGTCGGCCGGCTCCGCGGCATCGCTCTCTCGACGACGGCGCCGACGGGCGGGCAGATCCTGAAGTACAACGGCACAAGCTCGCAATGGGAGCCCGCCAGCGCGAGCGCGCCGACGATCTCGAGCGCGCAGAACATCGCGACGGCGACCGTCACGTGCACCGCCGGCGCGTGGAACCTCGCGGGCTCGCGGCTGACGCTGGCCGCCGGCACGTGGCTGATCAACTCGACGATCACCGTATCGCATTCGACATCGACGGCCGCTGTCGCGTTCCGCATCGCGAACAACGACTCGACGCCGACGGTCTACGCGAGCACAGAGCAAAAGACCGCGGCGAGCGGCGAAAACATGAACGTGACCATGACCGTGCTCGTCACGCTCGCCGCTACCAAGTCCATCGGTCACGAGGTCCGCGCGGCGGGCTCTGGAACGACCGTGCAGATCTCAACGAGCAGCGCGAACGGAACATCTCCGTACGCGACGATCATCAACGCGATACAGATCGCATAAGGAAACCTATGCCACGTTTCGTGCCAGCAGCGTCGGATAACTCGTCCACCACGACATGGAAGCAGCCCTTTGGAGCTACGTCGCAGAGCGCCACCGCGGTTTGGCTTCATGTCGCCGGAAACGTCTATCTGAACACATCCAACAGCGACAGCGGCAGGGGCTACTTGGGCGCCGGCACCTACAATCTCGGGCCGATCGATCCCTCCACCGTGTGGGTTCTCGCCGTTTCCGCATCGTCGAATCTTTCCGGGTATTACGTGACCCAATGAGCGTCGAGGTCCTCGGCGCCGCTCTCGGCATCATTGCCACCGTCGTCACGACGACGGTCGTCGTGATATCGAAACTCACGCAGCTCGAGGTCGCGATCGCGCGCCTACAGGTCACCGTCGCATCGTTCGAGAGCCGGATCACCGAGCTCGAAAGGAAGTCGAAATGAACAACTGGAAAACGACGTGCGCCGGCATCGGCGCGATCCTCGTGGCAGTCGGCACAGTCGTCGGCGCGATCGCGCACGGAACGCCCGTGGACTGGTCGACGGCGATCGCCGCGATCATGGCGGGGATCGGCCTGATCGCCGCGCGCGACGCAGGGAAGAATGCTTGAACGCATCGCAGCCGGAATCGTCATCGGGCTGCTCGAGTGGCTCGGCAGGCGCCGCGCCGTGCGCGAGGCCGATGTCGACGCTGCTTTCCTGCGCGCTGCTGGCGCTTCCGTGCGCGAGTGGCTGCGCGAGGACCGTGCTCGTGCCAGACGGATCGCCGATGCGGTCGGCGAGACTGACGGGAACAGTCCTCCAGCGGATTAACGGCGAGTGGATCGAGAGCGGAGAGGTCGAGATTCCAGAGGGCTGGTATCTCGTGCCGCCGAGGTTCGTCGAGTGAGCGGCCATTGGCGCGGCTGCTGCTGCTCGTCCGTGGCCGACTGCCCGGGCACGTGCGGATTCGCGTCGTCCTACATGATCACGGGCCTCGCGGGCGGCGTCGACTGGGAACGCTCTTGGAAATACCCGCTGTGCGGGCAATGCGGCGACTACGACTCATGCGACCTGAAGTCGCAATGGTCGTTCACGGCGTCGTTCTACCAGTTGTCGCCGGCGATCCTGACGCGCGTCACGAGCAACGTCGACGGCGTGCATTGCTGCTATCAGGCTACGGGCACGATGAACATCAATTGGACGCTGGCGCGCGCCGAGCGAATTAAGACGTGCGTGCCGCCTACCGCCGACGTGTGCGAGATCAGCGACACGTTCACGGGAACGGCGCAGACGACCTTCTGCTACCAGGTGTCCTGCGACATGCATGCATGGAACGGCGAGCAGGGATGGGTGCACACCCTCACGATGTGCTCTTGGGAAGTGAAGGACATCGACGTCATGGTGAAGGACTGCGGAGCCGTCATCGGCTCGACGGACTGCCCGCTCGCGCGGGTCAAGGTCGTCGCCGGCGGGCTCACGACGTCGTGGGTATCGAAGTTCGCGAGCCTCACGGCGCTTGACCCCGACATCAGGTGGCAGGGGTGGTGCAACTACCGAACGGCCGACTGCAACTACGTCAAGCCGGGAACCGATTCCCCCGGCGGCGACGCCGTCGGCTGCATGCCGACGATGCAATTGCAGTCGTTGAAGTCGGGCCCTATGGCGCTCTTCTACTTTCCGCAGGACGAGGTCTTCACCGAGTGCGACTACACCAGCGCGACGCCGGCGTGGACTGGAATCGTGCCGTGCGCGAACCAGTTCTCTTCGAACAACGGCGTCGACTACTGCGGCGGCGACTTCGAGTGGGACCTTGACTGCTGCTCGAGCAGGTTCAACGCGAGCGTATCGAGGGCGACTTTCTCATGAGCTGCAAGCACCACGTCGGCGGGGAGTGCACCAATTCGCTGGTGCTTCCAGTCGTCGGCCCTCACCCGTCCTCCGGCGTCTGCATGCATTGCGACCACTACGATGGCCCTTGTCGAGGCGTCGGCGACATCGTGCACGCGGTCACGTCGGCTACTGGTATCGCGCGCGCGGTCAAGGCTGTGGTCGGCAAGAATTGCGGATGCGCCGCGAGGCGCGCGGCCTTGAATCAGGCGAATCCCCTAAAGTGACTTGCGTGTATTAGACGATCAGGGTACAAGCCCCGTCATATGACACGCTCGAAATCGGTAGCGATCGACGACGCGACCGCGGAACAGCTTTCCGCGCTCTCGCGTGGGCTCGGAAAGTCCCGCAGGCAGATCGTCAAGGAGGCGATCGGCGGGTATTCCGTGATTCAGGAACTCTCGGTCACGGCACGACCGAGGAAGGAGATTCGGCCATGTACTTCGGACTCGCAGCTTTCGGATTCTTCGCGCTCCTGCTCCTGTGGGGCGTCCTGTACCCATTCTTCGCCGGCACGGTCGAGGAAGCGAACGACGCCGAGGAGGCCGACATCAACAACGCATACATGCGTAGGAACCACCGTTGATGTGCGCGGCTGAATCCTCGGATCGGTGGAACGAGCGCCAAGCAGAGAACATGGCGCTGGATCAATGCGACCGCGACAATCCGCTGGTGGCCATCGGCAGGCCTCGCCCGATCCTCGACATCCTGCGCGACGGCTGCGATCCGCAATACGGGACGTGGGCGCCGATTTGCCGGCGCGCCGTCGAGGAGATCGAGCGGCTCCAGCGAGAAATCAATGCCCTGTCAAATACACAAGGCGACACGATCGCCAAGGAAGGCATCCATGCACGTAACTGAGATGATTAGGACACTCCGCAACCTCGCGGACGAGCTCGAGCGCGCGGCGCTGCCAGCGGGCGAATCCCGTCAGGTACCGTCTGAGTCCCGCCAAGTCACCCCAAGTCCTTCGGCGTCCGGCGGCACGTGGAAGCGCGCGCGCATGGGCAAGCTGTTCGAGAATCCGATGCCGAACGGCAAGACGCGCGCCGTCGTGTACCTGAACTGGATCGAGAACGGCGAGGAGCGCAGCGAGAAGCCGTCTACGTTCGATCAGGACCTGATCGACACGATGCGCATGCTTGCGCCGCGCGACAACGTCGAGTACCAGACGCAGGCCAGCAAGGACGGCAAGTTCCTGAACCTCGTGGCGATCCGACTTTCGGGCCGCTGAACAACCAGCTTTCCACCCCGGCCCCCGCGCTAGTTCACCCGGCTGGCGCGGGGGCTTCCTTTTTGTAGGAGATCACATTACATGGCGAAGGCAGAACCAAGGACGGATTTCAGCGGCGCACGGATACCACAGAGCATGCGAGAGGCGCAACGCTGGGTGAACTGGAAGGCAATCCAGCGCGACGGTCGTTGGACCAAGATCCCAATTAACCCGCACACAGGCGGCGCGGCCTCGAGCACGGATCAGAGCACCTGGAGCGACTACAAACAGGCTCGCGTGCGCGCGGACGTTGCAGGAGGGAAGTTCGGGCTCGGCTTCATGCTCGGCGACGGATGGGTCGGCGTCGACTTCGACGGCCTCGACACCAACGACGAGCTCTGCGCGTGGGTCGACGACTGGATCACCGGCTGCGGCACCTACGTCGAGCGCAGCCCGAGTGGAACGGGCTACCACGCGATCTACAGCGGCGTCGCGCTGCCGGCATGGTCGCAGAACCGGCGCGGGCCCGTCGAGGTCTACGAGAAGGCGCGGTTCTTCTGCATGACGGGCGACGCGCCGTACGAGCGCGACGCAAACGATGCGCAGTATTCGCTCGATGCCGTCTGCTCGACGTTCCTGCGACGCGATACCATGGCTGGCGTATCTCCTCCCGTGCCGCCACCGGCGACCGTCGAAGCTGTGCCGACCGTCGCCGGTGGTACGGGTGACGCCAGCGCCGCCGACTGGGGCCTGTGCTGCGATCTTGCGGCGCGCGGATTCCGCGAGCAGGAGATCGTCGGCCGCCTACGCGAAAAGATGGGGCTCGAAGGAAGGCACGAGAAGGCCCGCAGAGACGATTACGTCGTCGGCACGGCTCGGAGGGCCCTTGCGGCTGCAAAGCCCGCCAGCGAGCACGTAGAGCGGCCTGCGATCGCCTCCGTGCGCAGCGTCATGGCCGCGAACCCAGTCAAGACGCCGTACGTGATCTCGCGCGTGCTGAGGCGCGGGGAGGTCGGCATGGTGGTCGCGCCGCCGAAGGCCCGTAAATCGTTCTTGGTTGCGGATCTTGCGATTGCCGGCGCGACGGGTTCGGACTGGTTCGGGCAGTATTCCGTCGCGCGCGGGCGGGTCCTGCTCGTCGACAACGAGCTCTCGCTGAACGAGATCGCCGACCGTACGCGCACGCTGCTCGGCAACAACGGGCACGGGCTCGAGGAGATCGACAACCTCGACGTGATGAGCCTTCGCGACTCGGACGCCGGCATCGACGACATCGTCGAGCAGATCGAGGAGCTCGAGCAGCCGTACGACCTCATCATCTTCGACGCGCTCTACATGTTCCTCGAGAAGGGCATGGACGAGAACAGCAACGCCGACATGACCGTACTGCTGAGGAAGTTCAGGCGCCTCGCGGCGCGCACGGGCGCCGCCGTCATCCTCGTGCACCACACCAGCAAGGGCGCGCAGGGCGGCAAGGCATCGATCGACCTGGGCGCCGGCGCTGGCGCGCTCGGACGCGCCGTCGACGCGAACATCGCGATCTACAGGCACGCCGAGGAGGACTGTTTCGTGATGAGGTTCAACGTTCGGTCGAGCGCACCGATCGGCGATCTCGGAATCCGCTGGCGATATCCGTCGTTCAGCGCCGTGATGCATGGGCTTGATCTCGAGGACCTCGCCGACGCGCCGAAGAAATCGCGGAAATCCGACTGAGCAGATTTCATCTTTCCACAAGTTTGCTAGGCTCTTGGCGGCGCGCTTAAGCGACGCCTGAGAGCCTAGCAACTTTGTCAATTGGGGGCAATACCCCCGGGGGCACACATGGGCGGGATGCAAAGGCGCAAGGGCGCCAGCGGGGAACGTGAAGCCTGTCACGAGCTGATCCGTGCCGGCATGCTGGCGCGGCGGACGGCGCAATACTGTGGCAACACCGGACACGCCGCCGACATTCACGTCGAGGGGCTGGGGTGCCATGTGGAGATCAAGCGCACCGAGAAGCTTCGCATCTACGACGCCGTCGAGCAGGCCAAGCGCGACGCCAAGGGCGCGCGTTTCATCGTGATGCATCGCACCAACATGAAGCCGTGGATCGTCATCCAGCTGCTCGAGCATTGGATCGACGACTCGGAGGCCGCGCAGGGCGCGATCGCGCACCGGCAGGAGCTGGTGGCGAAAGCCGCAGCCGAGATCAACGCCGATGATTCGCAGTTTTGACGGCCGCGCACGGTTCGCCCGCACGAAGGTCGTGAAGCATCACCGCCTGTGCGGCGATAACTGGACGCGCCTGCGGAACCGTTGGATACAGCATCATCCATTTTGCGAGCATTGCCGAGCACCAGCGCAGGAGGTCCATCACATCATCCCGAGGAGTGCACGCCCCGACCTCGTGTATGATGTGAATAACCTCATGAGCCTGTGCATCGAGTGCCATCGTGCGCATCATCGTGTCTCTGCAGACAAAAAACCTCGTTTTTGAGCCAAAAATGCGGTTTGGTGTCCGATAGGGTAGGGGGGGTACGTTTTGAGGGATTTGGGTCCCTTAGGTGC